GTCGAATCTCTCCCCGCGAAAACGCAAGGTGCCCGGACAGGGCGGAACCGGGCCGGCTCGCCGTCGGAAGGGTCGGAACGTGTCGGCGATCGAGCGCACCATCGCTGCGCTGCGCGGGGCCGGCCGCTTGGTCGATGCCGACGCCGGCTCACTGGCCGCGGTGCGCACGACGGCGATCGCGCTCGACGATGCGGCCGGCGCCTACGACATTGCCGTGATCGCGCGCGTGCATCTTGCCGCGCTGGGCGGCCTCTTAGCAGGACACCAGGCGCCACCGGATGACGAGCTCGATCGATTCCTCGCCAGTCTCCGCTCTCCCGAGGTACGCGACTCCCAGAAGTCCTGAGCGCGCGACGTGGGGCGAGCGCGTGGCGCGGATCTCGGCTGCGTTGGGCTCGCCGCTCCTGCCGTGGCAGCGCCTGGTCGCCGACGTCGGCCTCGAGCACGACGAGCGCGGCGTCCCCTACTACCGCGAGGTTCGCCTGACCGTTCCGCGGCAGCAGGGCAAAACCACTTTGATCCTCGCCATCGCGACCGACCGCTGCCTCGCGTTCGAACGGCCGCAGCGTGTTCTCTACACGGCGCAGGACCGCAACCACGCCCGCGAGAAGTGGATCGAGCAGGTCGAGATGTTGGAGCGCAGTCCACTCCGGCGCCTCTTCCGGGTGCGCCGCTCCAACGGCTCCGAGCGTATTACCTGGCGCACGGGCTCGGTGCTCGGCATCACCGCGTCGGGCGACAAGTCGGGGCACGGCTTCACGCTCGACGAGGCGTTCATCGACGAGGCCTTCGCCCAGGTCGACGATCGGCTCGTGCAGGGGTTCCGGCCGGCGATGGTGACGCGCCGCGACGCGCAACTGTGGATCCTCTCGACGGCGGGTACGGAAGAATCCGTATTCCTGCGCGACCGGGTGGATGATGGACGTGCGAGAGTTGAAGCGGGCGAGCGTGCCGGCGTCGCGTACTTCGAATGGTCGGCTCCTGACGACTGGGTGGTCAGTGACCGCGAGACCTGGAGGGCCGCGATGCCGGCGCTCGGCCTGACGATCGACGAGGACACGGTCGCGGCCGACTTCGCGACGATGGACCAGGGCGAGTTCGCGCGCGCCTACCTCAACCGTTGGGCGCCCAAGGGCGTGCCGGTGTTCGCGTTCGGGCAGTGGCTCGCGTGCCTCGACGCCGAGAGCCGTACGAGCGGTAGCCTTGCGTTCGCCGTCGACGTGGCTCCGGACCGCTCGACGGCGTCGATCGCGGCCGCCGGCGGGCGCGCAGATGGACGCATCCACGTCGAGCTCGTGGACCGCCGCGACGGCACGGATTGGGTAGTCTCGCGGATGGGCGAGCTCGTCGATCGCTGGCGACCGGTGGCGGTAGTCGTCGATCCAGGTGCACCGGCGGGCTCGCTCGTGACGGGGCTCTCGCTCGCCCGCGTGCCGCTCCTGCTCTGCAATGGCCGCCAGTACGGGCAGGCGTGCGGCGCCTTCTACGACGACGTGATCGCGGGTCGCCTGGCGCACCGCGGGCAGCCGGCCCTCGACGACGCGGTGGCCGGCGGGCGAAAGCGGCCGCTCGGCGACGCCTGGGCGTGGGCGCGCGTGCCCGAGGCGGCGGATCCGGCGCCGCTCATCGCCGCGACGCTGGCACGTTGGGGCTGGTCAACCGCGCCGCCTGTAGGGCCGCAGATTTTCGTCTAATTCGCCGTGAGGTAGACAGTCGTTGCCGTAATCGTGCAATCTGCGCACCGTGGGGACCTTCCTGGACCGGTTGCTTGGTCGGGCTGGTACGGCGACGCCAACGTCAACGGTCCCCACGATCATCGCGCCGACGACCGTGCCGTGGGTATCGGGCGGGACGGCGCTCGGTCTGTCGGCCGTCTGGCGCTGCGTGAACCTGATCGCCGACTCGATCAGTGATCTGCCTTGGCGCGAATGGACGGGACCGGAACAGGCGCCCGAGGAGCTCCCGCCGAGCCGCCTCGTACGGCGGCCGATGGGCAGCATGACGCGCCGCGAGTGGACGGCCCGAGTCGTCGCCACCGAATGCCTCTACAACACGGTCTACCTGTTGCACGCCGGCGGCAGCGATTCCGAGGGCGTGCCGTGGTCGCTCATGCCGATCCCGCCGGGAGCGATCATGCCGCTGACGCCGTCGGACCCCTGGGGCCTGACGCTGCCCACCCGCTACGTCGTGGGCGACATGGAGATCGGCGCCGACGATCTGACGATCATCAGGCGCGCGCCCTATCCCGGCATCTCCGACCAGGCGGCCGGCATCCTGCAGGTCGCCCGCGCGCAGTTCCAGTCGTACCTCGCGGCCGACACGCACCTCGCCCGCTACTGGATCAACGGCGGGCCGACGATCACCCAGATCACGGCGCCGATGTCGATCACCAACACCGAGGCCGAGACGATGCGCGAGCGCTGGCTCACTGCGCGCCAGAACGGCGCCGGGCATCCCGTCGTCCTGGGCGCAGGTTTCGAAGCCAAGCCCTTCGGCGCGGACCCGACGACGGATTCGGCGGTCGAGGCGCGGCGCGAGATTGTCGCCGACATCGGCCGCTACTTCGGCGTGCCGTCGCGCATTCTCAACGCGCCCGCCGGCGATTCCGAGACGTACGCCAACGTCGAGAACGACGCGACCGACCTTTGGCGATACACCCTGCGCGGCTACGCGGGCCCGATCGAGGACGCGCTCTCGGAGCTCCTGCCCGGCGACTACATCACGGCGCGGCGGATGCGTTTCGATCCCGTCCGCTACCTGCAGGGGGACCTGCAGAGCCGGGCCCAGGCGTACCCGATGCTCGTGAACGCGGGCATTCTCACGATCGACGAGGCGCGAGCCGGTGGGTTCGGACTGGGCCCACTGCCCGAAGGGGCGACGCCACCGCCGGCGTCGGGCGCGCCTGTCGCAATCCCGGCGGCAATGGTGACTGTTGGAGGCTAGGCAATGGCACGCGAAGGCAAAGCGAACATCCCGACGCCGGGCGCCGTCGAAGGCCTGGAAGGCGATCCGCGCTATCCCGTCTCCCTGGTCGGCGACGAGCCCACCGACCCGGACGAGCCCACCCAGAACGACATGACCGCGGCCGTGAAGGCGCACAACGACGCCGAGATCGCGAAGCAGAAAGAGGCGCTCGGGGAGCCCAACCCGAAGGAGACGACGTCGTTGTCGAGAGATCTCCAGGAATGAGCGAGCTCGCCCGGGAGTGGACCGGGCAGGTGCTCCTGCGCGCCGCCGGCGCGCCCGAGGAGCGGATCATCGAGGGCGTCGTCGTCCCCTACGGACAGATCGCGGAGGTCCGCGATTCACCCGACGGCCGCTCCTACCGCGAGACGATCGCGCGCGGTGCCATGGACGGCCTCGACGCCGGTCGCGTTCGCCTCGAGTACGTGGCGGACCCCTCGCCGCGCGACCACAACACGCACGAGGGCGCCCGATTGATCGGGCGCGGTGTGGCGGCCGATCTCGGCGGCGACGGCGCTCTCGTGCGCTTCAAGGTGAGCCGGACGCCGCTCGGCGACGAGGCCTACGAGCTCGCCCGCGACGGCGTGCTCACCGACATGAGCGCCGTCTTTCGACCCGTGTCGCAACGCCGCACGAGAGACGGCGTCGTCGAGCGCACGAAGATCGAGCTCGTGCGCGCGGCGCTCGTCGCGCGCGGCGCATACCAGGGCGCACAGATCACGGCCGTGAGGGCCGCTGCGGAGGGTGACATGGCAGACGAGAAGACGACGGCGCCGGCCGAAGACACAGAAGACACCGAGGACGAGCCCGAGACGCCGAAGGGCGAGCGGCCCAACCGGACGCGGGTGACGGTCGACGTCGATCGTGCCGCGGCCGAGCGCGAGACGGCGCAGGTGCTCTCGCGTGCATCCGGGCCCCGCGTGCAGATCACGCGCACCGAGATGGTCTACCGCGCGAGCGCCGACTGGTCGGGCCGCAACGACCGCGGCGAGCGCGTGTCGCTCCTGTCGGACGGCTGGAAGGCTCGCAACGGCGACATGGAGGCGGCCGAGCGCCTGTTCCGGTGGGAGCAGATGCGCGGCGACTTCGAACGGGCGGCCGAGATGGCGGCGCGACCGCTCCTGGAGCGCGCCGGCGACGTCCTGAGCTCGGAGGTCCCGGGCGCCTATCCCAACGACTACATCCCAGGGTTGCTCACGTCGCGCATCCTCAAGGGCCGCCCGATGGGCGGCTTCTACGATCGCTACCCGATCAGCGACGGCCTGCCCAAGATCTTCCCGAAGGTGTCGACATCCACCGTCGTCACCGCGCAGTCGGCCGAGGGTGTCAACCCGGCGGCGTCCGACTTCGCGACGACGGCCGTCACCGTCACGCCGATCCTGTACGGCACGTACACCGACGTGTCGCGGCAGGTGCTCGACGGCTCCTCGCCGTCGGCCGAGGCGATGGTGATCGGCGACATGATCGAGGCGTACGCGCAGGCGTCGGAGGCGGTCATCAAGACGGCCGTCGAGGCGGGCTCGAGCGCATCGGGCGTCGCGATCGTGGCGGCGACGCCGTACGCCGGCCTTCTCGGCAACCTCGTCGCCTACTACGGCGCCCGCTTCCGGGCGGCGAGCGGGCAGTTCATCCCGCCCGCGCTGTATCCCGTCCTGCTCAGCCAGGCTGACACCACGGGCCGGCCGCTGCTCCCCGCCATTGGTCCCATCAACGCCGCTGGCACCACGGCCGACGGCGGCGCGTCGGCAGGGTTGCTGGGCTCGACGACGTACCTGTCCTACGCCTCGACGACCAACGTCGTCGTCACCGGGCGCCCGAACGACTTCGTGATCTTCGAATCGCCGATCGCGCGATTCAGCTACGACCAGGTCGTCGGGCCGGCGGCCGTGCGGGTGGGCATCTGGGCCTACCTCGTGGTGGGCCAGCGACTCGGCTCCCTCAAGGTCACCGCGGCGTAGATGGCCTACGTCACCCTCGCCGAAGTCACCGCGATCCTTGGGCCCGGAGCCGACGCGGCCCGGGCCCAGACCGCGATCGACGCCGTCACCGAATGGATCGATACGCGGGCCGGCGCGCCGTTTTCTGCCCCCGTGCCGGCCCGCGTCCATCAGTTGGCCCTCAACGGGGCGCTTCGCTTCTACCACGACCCCGAGGCGCCCTATGGCGTGATCGCGGCGAGCTCCGACGTGCCGATGTACATGCGCGGCCTGATGACCGACGCGGATCCCCTGCTCCTGGGCCTGCGGACCGACTTCGGGATCGGCTGATGGCCTCGCCGCGGACCGATCTCGCCACGCGGCTCGATGCGGCGGCGCCGGCGAACGTCTCGGTGTTCGCGGAGGAGCCCATCACGCCGCCGGCGCTGCCCGCGCTGCTCATCCGGCCGGGCAGCCCGTACCGCGAGCTGGGCGCGATCCCGGATTGCCAGGAGCGCTGGCGCCTCGAGGTACTCGCGCTCGTACCGATCGATACAGCCAAGTCGCTCGACGCGCTCGATTCGCTGATCACCGTCGCCCGCGACGTGATCCAGGCGATGCCGTGGGCGACCTATCTCGGTGTGCGTTCGGCGCCGGGATTGTTCTCGATCGGCGGTCAGCAGATGCGCGGCGCTCTCGTCGATTGTCACGTGGAGGTCTAGAGATGGCGCGGCTCTTCATCAAGGACGCATCCGTCAAATTCGTGATCCCGCCCGGGCCGTTCTCGGGCGCGACCGAATACAACTGCTCGGTGAAGACGGCCGAGCTCGTCACGACGCCCGGTGACATCACGAAATACGCGACCTTGTGCGACACGATCCAGCAGCAGGGCGCATCGAGCTACGCGATCCACCTCGTCGGCGTGCAGGACTGGGCGACCGGCGGCCTGTCGCTCTTCCTGTGGACGAACGCCGGCGCCACCGCGCGCGTCGTGATCCAGGCGCACGGCAAGAGCTCCGCGTTTGCCGCGGGGACGCCCGGGATCGACGCCACCGTCGTGCTCTCGGAGGGCACGTACGGCGGCGAGTCGAACACCTGGGCGGAGTTCGAAGTCGAGCTGCCCTGCACCGCGCGGCCGGTGCTCGCGACGACGACGCCGACGGTGCTCTCGCCCGAGCAGGAGGCGAGCATCGAGGCGGCCACCGAGCTCAATCGGGACGCAGAGAAGAGCTCCAAGAAGGCGGCCTGATGCCGGCCGAAGTCACCGGCATCCCAGAGGCGCAGGCGGCGATCCAGGGCGTCGTCGACGACGCGCGCAGCCTGGGCGACGTCCACCGTCTCATCGCCCAGGCGGGCGAGGACGCCGCGCGCGCCCGGGCGCCCGCCTCGACGGGGCGCCTGTCGGGCTCGATCACGGGTGGCGCCGACGATCGGCAGGCGACGCTCGCCGTGGGCGTCGCCTACTGGCCGTACCAGGAGTTCGGCACGCGCCACCTGAAGGCGCGCCGCTACATGGCAGCCGGCATCCGGGCGATGCGCAAGACGGCCGGCAAGGAGTACCGCAAGAAGCTCGGCGACGGCTACAAGCGCCGCGCGAAGAGTGCGCGGGCGGCGGCGAAGACGCGATGACCGGCAACGGGCATGATCCGGCGGTCACCCATCTCGGCGAGATCCTCGACGCGACGCGCCCGCGCGTGGTCAAGCTGCCGAAGGCCATCGATCGGGGCTCGGTGACGATGTTCGAGCTCGCCGTGGTCGGGCGCGCGCTCGGCATCACGCCCCAGGAGCTCGATGCGGCCGTGAAGGCGCAGGGCTGGGAGGCGATCGAGCTCCAACAGGCGCTCGTGTGGGTCATCCTGCGCCGGCGCGAGCCCGATCTCGCCTGGGAGGAGGCGCGCACGTTCGCGCTCGACATCGAACCGGACCCTACGACGCCCGCGACCGCGGGCTCCTCGACGCCTGGGACCGCTTCATCGTCGACATCTGCCGCGCGACGGGGCTCCCGCCCCGCGAGGTCCGCGACATGACGCAGGGCGAGCTCCGCGCCTGGGGTGACGCGCTCGCCGATCGGCGGCCGTTGACGCAGGAAGCCTTCGACGATGCCTGACGCGCTCGAGATCGTCGCTCGGTTCACGGCCGACACGGCGGACCTGGAACAGGGCGCCGAGAAGGCGAAGGGCGCCATTGGCGGCATCGGCCCGGGCGCGCTCGTCGCGGGCGCGGCGGTGGTCGCGGGCGTCGGCATCGCCGTCACCGCGATCGCGGAGATGACCCAGGCGGCCGCCGCGGATCGCGACGAGCAGGCGAAACTCGAGGCGGCGATCACGGCCGCCGGCGCCGCGACCGCGACGAGCACCGACCAGGTCAACGCGGCGATCGCGGCGTCGCAGGCGCGCGCGTTCACCGATTCCGAGACGCGCGACGCGCTGCAGTCGCTCGTCACCGCCACCGGCGACGTCACCAAGTCCACCGAGCTCCTGTCGACGGCGCAGGACATCGCGCGATTCGCCGGCGTCGATCTCGCGACCGCGGCCGACGCGGTGGCGAAGGCGCAGGCGGGCAACGCGGGGGCGCTCGCGAAGCTCATCCCGGGCCTCGACAAGGGCACCAACGCCACCGAGACGCTCGCGAACGCGCAGAAGATGGCCGCGGGGCAGGCGGAGCTGTTCGCATCGTCCACCGAAGGCCAGATGGCGATCGCGTCCGATTCGTTCTCGGAGCTCGGCGAGACGATCGGCGGCGCCTTCCTGCCGATCCTCGACGAGCTCGTGCCGGCGATCGTGCCGGTGATCGAGATCCTGGGGGAGCTCATCAAGGCGGTGATGCCGCCGCTGATCGCGATCATCAAGGTCGCCGTCGAGGCGATCAAGATCATCCTGGGCGTCCTGAAGCAGTTCTTCGACATCGCCGGACAGGTCGCGTCGGCCGTCTCGGCAAAGCTGACGCCGGTCCTGAACGCGCTGGGACCCGTGCTCGACGCCGTCGGCAAGGCGATCGGCGGCGTGGTCGACTGGATCAAGTCGCTGCTCGACTGGATCGGCAACGCGATCGGCGCCGTCGGCCGCTTCCTCGATTCGCTCAACCCGTTGAAGGGCATCAGCCTGCCGAACATCAGCCTGCC